GCGAGCGTACTCAAGGCCAAACAAGGCATTGAGGCCGGGGAGCAGTTCTTTAAGTAGTTGTGCGCGTGAAATAGCCATGATTTATGCTCCTTATGCGCCAGTGGCAGAGTAGTAACCATGCAGTGCTTGGTTAAACTTAACCAAAACTTCAGGATACTGGATGAAAATAATAGTGGAAGAAGCAGGGATTGCTACAACACTACCCGGCACGGCAATCGCAGAGTTAATCGTAACTGACGTTGCAGCGGCTGAAGCTGCGGCGGTTACAAAAGAACCCGTTTGAATGAGTTGCCCGTTCGCTGCAAGGTAGGCTACATCTGTCCCAATAGGAATTGCGCTAGGCAAGCCCGTACCAGTTAAGGTGATTGTTGTAGAAGATGAAGAGCCAGTTGCACTTACTGAAATAGCAGACTCTTGTACCAAGCCAACCAAACGCAAAGGTAAGGTGGTTGTTACTGGAGTTGCCGTAGGAGCTAAAACTGCGTTAGCAGAATTGCCAGTGGTTGTGCTACCCGTATTGTTAATAGCAGATAGGTTAGTACCAACCATAGCCATAGCAGCGGAAGCAACAACAGTGGTGGCGGAACATACAACCGCTTTAAACACAGCATCGGGGTCGTCCAACACATAAGCTTGACAATCACCCGCAAGGGTTCCTGAAGGCCAGTATTGAGCAAATTGCTTTTGCTTGTTTAGGGGGTTTGTGTAAGTACACCCTAGAAAAATACCAACCGTTTGGTTTAAACCAGTGCCAGTAGAAACTGAGGCACGAGTTACATTACCACGCGATAGTACGACGAAATCACCATAGAAGATGTCGGTTGCATAACCGTACTGGATGGAGTACATGCGGGTAGAACCTGCAAATACTTGACCTCCAATTAGATTCTGCGGCAACAGCCCATATGGCGCTGATACAACGGGATAAGCCATTTAAAACTCCTAAAAATTAAGCACCTTTACCGAAAGTGACCTTGGTGTTTCGCTCCCTGAAGAGCGGCATCCTTGGATCATTTTCGCGCATGAAACTGTTATCTACGGTTTCCATTTGCCCGGTCGCCAGCTTGCGGTAATGGGCATCACGTTGTTCCGTAAACTCAGTAGGTGTTTTGCAAAGCACTAAGCCGCCGATTTCGATGCTGTCTGGAAAGCGCGAAGTAACGCCGCCCATTAGTACCACTTCGGGGTGATCAGATGCTTTAACTGGTTCCCAGCCCTCACGTAACTTGGAGGTAATGTTAATGACATCCGCAGTGCCTTGCGTGCTAACACGAATCCAGCGATACGCATATCCAGCTTCCGGTGTCGGGTCTGGTAATAGGTCTGGAATCGCCCACTTGGTGGGGCGCTCAAACTTGTCGCGGGTTTCTAGGTCACGAGCCAAACGGTTTACTTTAGTGTCATTCATGTTCATTTCCTCATTTCTTCAGCAACCTTACGAGCATAAAGTTCCAGAGGAACCCCAAGCCGCTTGGCGATATTCACCTGTGATTGACTTAGTACGACCTTGCGGGGCGCAGTACTTCGTGTGGCTGGTGCTACCACGTTCCGTTTGGTAGTGCGCTGAGTAGAAGCATCAGCGGTTTCATCAGAGTCGAACTTCTCTGGAAACACTTGTCGCACACGAACATCAACTTTATCATAGTATTCATCAGACCGTGGATCAACTCCGGCCTTGACTAGCTTATTATGCAAGCCAAGGGCAAAGCTGGTCATCTCATCATCCGAACCAAACCATTCATTATTGCGCGTCCATAATACAGCCTTTTCATCAACCGGCTGTTGTATTTGTGCAACAGGTGTCTCTTCCTTGGCGGGGGCGGGTTTGAAGTTATTCACCCGCTCCGACTTCATTTTAATAGTGGTTAGCTGTTCCTGCGCGTTTACTAGGGCATCAGAATCACCAGACTCAAAAGCATCTTTATATTGCTTTTTGGCATCATTTAATTCGTTGGCAACCACTTTCTTGGCCTGTTCAAGCAACGCTTGCTGGCCTTGATTCAGGGAGCCTTTGAGCTTTTTATTTTCCTCAAAGATAACCTGTGCGGCCCGAATAGCTTCTTCTCGCTCACGAATTGCAGTCTCTTTAGCCCTGCGCTCTTCGTGATAGCCTTTGGTAAAGTGTTTCAGCCGTTTCTTGGCACTTTCGGTGTAAGACTCCAGTTCCTCATCCGTGGGGTCGGTTGGAGCTTCCGTCATCAGTGCGCGGTTACGGTCTTCCACCGGGGTGTCATCTACCACTTCAATTTCAGGTGTGACAACTTTACTGCCTAGCCGAGAAACCTTTTCCTCAGTCTCATGGGGAAATTCAAATTCAGTTTTTTCCATATCTGCTCCTTAAACGCGGGTAATGCCACGGGGATCTTGCACAACAGCCTGAACTGAATCATCGTTAATAATCCTGAATTCCTGCCCATGAATCTTGATGCGAGTCCCAGTGTTGGGCCGTACCAAAATGAAATCGCCGTTTTTACATGCGGCTCCGCTAGGGAATCGTTTCTCATCCTTGAAGGCGTCTGGGCCAATCTTGACCACAAACAGTACAGGGGAGAGCAGTTCTTCAAACTGTATTGTTTGCCCAGATTTAATCAGCCCGTTGTCGTACTTTTCATCCGCCTCTGGCAGGATACACAAGATGTGGTAAGTCGCCGGTTCTGGAATCTGTTTGGCCTTTTCCTCCGCTGTGTTGGGTAACACTGATACCGGCCCGGTGGGGTCTAGGCGTTGGCCTATTAGAAGTTCACTCATCTCTACTCTCCATTTTCTGACGCAAGTCTTGGATATCAAGTCTGGCGAGGTTAAGACCGTAAATTACCCCGCAGATTCTTTGGTACTCACCAAAGTCTTTAACACCACCACGAACTAGCGCGGTGGTCATGTCCTGTTCATGCTCGTTGAGTTTCTTCTCAAGTATGTCTAGCTCAGTCATTTGGGATCCTTCCGAGTGGCTGCGCGTTCAGCGTGAGTCATTTTCTGCCGATGCGTAAGATCGTTCTGCATAGATTTCTGAGCGTGGACATGGCCGCCGTGAGCCATGCCCTGCTGGTGTACTTCCTGACTCTGCCCCATTTCTTGGGCGTGTTTCTGTTGCATCATCTGCAACTGGGCCTGCTGTTGCGCCATCTCTTGCTGGTGTCGTTGTGCCATCATCTGTGGGTCTTCACCTATTTTTTTAGCCGTCTCATCCTGCTTTAGCTGTAACTCAGCCTGTTTGATAGCTAAGTCGCCTTCTACTTTCTTGGCCTTGGTATCAGCATCTTGTTTCTTAATCTGCAACTCAGCTTGCTGCATCTGCACCACAGGGTTTTGGGCTTGCTCTTGAGCTTCCTGTTGTTGAGCTTTTGACATGTTCAACTGCTGTAGCTGGACTGCGGCTTGTGCAACCAAGCGGGAAAGCTGCACCTCAACTTGCTCTGGTAGTTTCTCGGTAGGGGGAGGGAGCGGGACGCCCAGTTGCTCTTCAATCTTGCGCCTATACAAGAACGCTAGGTGTTCTGCAAGGTGAGCTTGAACTGCTGCGCCAATTTGTTGCGCCATTGGGTTTTGACCAATCTGCTGGGCAATCATCGGGTCTTTTAGAAAGGAGGTGTGGGCCGCAATGTGGGCTTCTTGGTCTTGGTACATAAAAGCATGTGTCGGCTCTCCCTTCAAAAACCCCATGTTTTCTGTGATGGGGTCGAGCGGCTGTTCGTCCTCTTTCATCGGCACAAGCTTCTCGGCGTTTTTTACCCCCAAGACCTCAATCATCTGCCGATGTAACAGTGGTAAGTTGTATATCTGAGGTGCGCCCTGAGCCAACTGCATGATGGCCTGATACTGCATGATCCTTTGCGCCATCGTGGAGCTATTGGGATCACTAACAGGTATCACTTCAACCATGTCGTAGTCGGACTGTTTAGCCAGACGATTCCCTTTCTGTGGGTCGTACTCATACTCCATCGGAGCGTAGTCGCGGATGATGTTTTTGAGAAGCTTAAACTCCTGTTTCATAGAGTAGTGAACGCGCGCTTGAACGGCGCTCATCACTTTAAGCTGCCTCTCAAGTATGGCTAGTGTTGTGCCCACCGGCGCATTGGCGCTCATGTCGCTGACCTTCATATCAGCAATAGAGCCTAGTCTGCGGCCCTCTTCTGTTATGCGTTCCAACAGACCCGCTAAAACTTGTGACGGCTCCTTATAAGGCAGAGCCATGATGTTGTCGCGCACCGTACCAGACGCTACATCCACATCCCTAAACTCGCCGGGAGCGATAGGTGTGTCATCTCCCTTGATTCTTAAACCTCGGGTCTTTAATCCTCCGGGAAGGTTGGACAGTGTCCCTGCATCCACTAGTTGGCGAATCAGTGACGTACCTGCACGGGCGTAGCCACCGATCAGGTGTACAAAGCCAAATCCATAAGCACCAAAACCGGGGATGTAGTCATACTGGACAAAGTGTTGTCGCTTGAGTTTTAGCTCATCGTCCTCTTCCCAGTTTCTATAGATAGCCAGTACCTTATTGCTCCCCTTATCTATGCTCACAACATAGGGTAGGGCAATGCCGTCTTCATCCTCATATCCGGGCATGTCGTAATCGACTTGAATCTCGTAGATTTGATACCGATCATCGTCCGTTAAAGTGTAACCTTGGCCTTCGGCTTTTTTCTTTTCTACATCGGTGTGCAACTGTACGGGTTCGCCTAGATCAATATCACAATAGAAACCCGCAACCTGTAGTTTCTTGACATCGTTCTTGGTCTTACGCATGGTGTGCGTAACACGCTCTGCCGTTCTCGCTCCACTGGAGCCGTAGGGTATAACGATGTCTTCAGCCGGGATAAAGACTGAAGTCTGTCTCCCCAAACTGGGGTCGTAGTACACCTTCTTAAACGCCGCTCCGGCTAGGCCAAGATTGAACAACATCCGCTCATGTTCGGGGCGATACTCGGGCATTGTCTCGGTCAGCTTAAAGTTCATGTCCTCCCGCACGCGCTCAGCCGCTTCTTCTTTAAGCCTGTCAATCGCACCGATAATTTCAGTCTTTACCGGGCCAGCAGCAGGGAACGTCTCAATGATGGTTTCGGATTGAAAACGAATCGCCGCTTCAGTCAGGACAGTAGAGTAGACTCCGCAAGCTCCATTCCACGGCTCAGTCCTCTCTTCATACTTCATTCCTAAGACCTCTAGCCCTCGAACGAACATCTCCACCCAATCCTTGCGACTCGCAATGTCTGAATCTACTAGGCTCATCAAATCATCAGCCACCTTACCCAAGTCACCCTCATTCATTAGTTCAGCGAGATTGACATCAAAAGGCTCCTTGTCCTCCTCTTCAATCACTAGACTCGCCACGCCCAAAATCTCTGGTTCACCAATTTCAATTTCGACCCCAATACTTGGGTCTTCGTCTAGAAAATCCATGTTCATATCTAGGGGGGTTAAGGCTTTGTCAATGTTAGTTGCCATATATTCTTTCAGTAAAAAGAGGATCGTCTACCGGATTTAAAATACCTAAGCGGCTCTGGCTCGTCACTAGGAAGACGTAAGAAACCACCCTGCCGAAAACGCATAAGTGCAAGCGTAGTTGCATCTACCAAGTCGTCATGCTCCCCACTAGGGAACGCAGCAATCTCATCGACAAGCTCTTCCGCCCAGCGGGTTTGCGGAATCCACACCTTACCCGAGGCAATTATGTCGGAAACAGCGTTTAGCCTAGCAATTTTGTCTTGCCCTTTGCTAGGAGTGTACTCCTGCACAGGTATGCCCATAGAACGTAACTCATAGATCAACGGCGCTCCAGTGGCTTTCTTCTCAATCAACAACCCATCTGGCTCCCAATCTTGGTACTCTTTAAGCACATCTCGCTTCAAGTCAACCCATTCAACTCGTTTTTTGTATGTGTTGAGCAGGATAATGTTTGGTAGCCCGTGGTCTTCGTTGAGGTGAAAAATACCCCATGTCGTACCTGCGGAGTAGTCTGCCCTTTGGTTTTTTTCAAACGCCGTGTCCCAAGTCTGCAAAATATATTCGCACTTGGGAGGCTCAGCATGTTCCCACCACTTCCACCAATCCCGCTTGACAATTGCTGACTCATTACCTATGGGGTTTTGCTGGTATTGAGCTTGCCATTTAGAGTTCGGAAGTTCTTTTTGTAGTGTTGTAAGCTCGTCCAAAGACCAAAACTGGGGCCATAAAGGGTTACCACTGGGCAGAATAGCTGGGAACTCAATAATCTCCCACTCTTCACCCCCTCGTGCAGCAGCAGCTTTGGTTACTTGCCCCGTCAAATCTCGACTTGCCCACCGAGTCATCACTATAACAATAGCCCCACCCGGCTGGAGTCGTTGTCTTGGCCCAGATGTGTACCACTCATACACCTTATCGTAGACTTCAGGGTTGCTTGCAGCCATTGCTGCCTCTTGCTCCGAGTGTGGGTCATCAATAATCAGCACATCAGCGCCTTTACCTGT